GTTGACTTATACTATTAGCTAGCTTGAACTTAGTACGGTTGGCCAAGGCGACTGCGTTTCGTTGCTCTTGACCTTCCGTCCTAAGAAAACTAGCTATCGCTTGTAGTATAAGATGGCGTTCTCCGCGGTACCTTTCGGTACTACGAAGCAAGACGTCAGCTACATGTTCGCGAAAACCGAAATCAAGGTTAACGCTAGCCTGTAACTGCCAAAGAGCGGCCAGTAAATAGCCGTTCGTTTCGTCCTGGTAAGTTCTACTTACCTCCACTACGTGCCAAACACGATATCCTTCGATACCGTGTCGCGCGCGGCTGGGAGTGGATTCATCCAAGCAGCTGATGAATCCACCGTCTCCAAGCCCCTCTGGGATCCTAAACCTAAAAGGTTTTGGTACCGAAGAGACTAGGAGTTCAAACACCGCACGGAGCTTCGCATCACAGCCGTAACGTAAGTTACGTCTGTGAGCTTGGCGACGTATGGCGTTTGCCAGGCGGTAAACCGCCGGAACGGACGTCACTCTATCTTTGAGATAGATTGGTTTAACGTCAATGCCGGAGAAGAAATGGGCTCCACAGCTTTCGCGAAATAGAGAGCCATAATGGCTTTTCTTTCTATTCAAGCGAAAACCATAAAAGTCCAACATCTCCGAGAACAGCTCAAAGCACGCGGTGGGCAACACAACGTCGTCGCCGTACGCGCTCACATCTGTTGTTTCGATGTGTAGATATTCTGCGCAGCAAAAAGCCACTGCATAGAATATCAAGGACTCAAGCTGGAAGGTGAAGCCGTTCCCCATAGAGGAGAACTTTTCCCACTTCCGGAATGAGTCGCCTTGAGCACCATAATGAGATCGACAGGCATCCATTAGTAAGAACCAACGCGGAGGGAGTAATTCCTCTACGACGGAACTTGCTATGGAATCGCTAGCAGAAGAGAGATCAGCGGTGGCAAGGGAGAGCGTTACACTGCCCTTCCGAGCCAACCCTTGATTCCTCGACTGATAGCGTAAGTCGACCCCACACCGTCGGAGCCGCTTCCCAATCATATCGCCGACAGCTTTTTGAAACCAGAGGTTTAGCCCTGGTTCAACAGCGATAACGCGATTAGTTGTAGCATCCTTCGGTACGGTGATCACCTTATTCCCTACTTGGAAATTCGGAAAACCCGAATCGACAAGCTGGTGAGACCAAAGAGGATAAGCAGCCTCTAAGATCTCCCACGGGATAAGGGAGTACAGATCACGCGTTATTCCGGTTTCAAGCCGGAACTTTTTGGCTGGACTGGCATCTCTCCGCTTTATGAGCGTAGAAGCACCAGGACCCCAGTCAGGCATCGAGAAC